TTAGACGTTAATAGAGTTTTTGATAATTTATACGCGGAGGATTCTGATGAAGAAGACTAAAGGTTATATGGGCGGCGGCAAGATGAAGACCAAAGGCATGACGGCTGGCGGTAAGACAAAAACCAAAGGCATGATGGCTGGCGGTAAGACCAAGATGAAGTCTAAGGGCTACGCTGCTGGCGGCAAAGCAATGCCTATGGCTGAAAAAGACGGCGAAATGGTTCCAGCATTTCTTGCACAAAGTGGTGGCAAAACGCCAAACAAAATGCGAATGGGATCTAAGATGTACGCTAACGGCGGTGTTGCGAAAGTAGCTCGTATGGAAGGCGGCGGCGTAGCTAGAGGTTCTGGCGCGGCTAGACCTCAAAAATTCACAAAGAACGGTTAGATGGCAATTGATCGTCCGTTAGCAACTCCAGATACAATATTCTCTCCTGCCGAAGGCGATGAGCCTGCGCTAGAGATTGAAATTGTAAATCCAGAATCTGTTTCGATTGGAACGGATGACGGGGGTATGATTTTTGAGTTTGATGCAGACGGTGGTATGGATGAGGAAATACCTCATGATGCCAACCTTGCTGAGTACATTGAAGACAGAGAGTTGCAAAGCCTTGCTTCTGATCTTGTCGGTGCTTTTAAGTCAGATAAAGAAAGTCGTGCTGACTGGGAGCGAACCTATATCGAAGGTTTGGATCTTCTAGGATTAAAGCACGAAAATAGAACTACCCCTTGGGATGGCGCTTGTGGCGTATTCCACCCCTTACTGACCGAGTCAGTAATAAAATTCCAATCTCAGGCAATACAAGAGCTTTTCCCTGCTAAAGGCCCAGTCAAGACATCTGTCGTTGGCGCTATGAGTACGGACAAAGAGAAGCAAGCTAATCGAGTTCAAGATTATCTTAACTACTTGTTGACTGAGAAGATGACTGAGTACCGCTCAGAGACAGAACGTATGTTGTTCTCTCTGCCGTTAGCTGGATCAGCGTTCCGTAAGGTTTATTTTGATCCAACGATGGGTCGGCCTTGCAGTATGTTTGTGCCTGCCGAAGACTTTGTTGTTAGCTACGGAGCTTCTGACCTTGTGACTTGCGAAAGAGCAACGCACATCATGAAGCGTAGCGCGAATGATATCCGTAAGTTGCAGATTAACGGCTTCTACGCAGACGTAGATATCCCGTCCGCAGCACCTGACTACGATGATATCGAGCGAAAGTACAATGAGCTTACTGGCGACTCAGCTAATTACGACTTAGATTCTCGTCACACTATTCTAGAGATGATGGTTGATCTAGATTTGGTTGGATTTGAAGACACATCCAAGGGTGAGCCTACGGGTATTCAGTTACCTTATGTTGTTTCTATCGAACTTAACTCTAGAACCGTGTTGTCGATTCGTCGTAACTGGTATGAGAACGATGAATATCAAATGAAGCGTGAGCACTTTGTTCACTACCAGTATATGCCTGGTCTTGGCTTCTATGGATTCGGTCTTATCCACATGATTGGCGGTTTAGCCAAGTCAGCAACCTCATTGCTTCGTCAATTGGTAGATGCAGGCACCCTAGCCAACCTACCAGGGGGCTTAAAAGCTAGAGGATTAAGAATTAAGGGTGATGATACCCCGATTATGCCTGGTGAATTCCGTGATGTGGACGTTCCTGGCGGATCAATCAAAGAAAATATCAGTTTCTTGCCCTACAAAGAGCCAAGCACGGTCTTATACCAGCTTATGGGCGACATTGTAGAGGAAGGAAGGCGTTTTGCCTCGGCTGCGGACGTAAAAGCAGCGGATATGAACGCGGAAGCGCCTGTTGGAACCACTTTAGCGATACTAGAGCGGTCAATGAAGGTTATGAGCGCCGTTCAAGCCCGTATGCATGCCTCTATGAAGGTGGAATTGCGTCTATTAAGCGGTATTGTGCGCGATTTTGGGCCAGAAGCTTACCCATACGATGAAGATGAAGAGCCTTTAGTGGGTTCTGATTTTGATGACCGCGTAGACATCATTCCAGTCAGCGATCCTAACGCAGGAACGATGGCTCAACGGATTATGCAGTATCAAGCAGCACTTCAACTGGCTCAACAAGCCCCTGAGATGTATGACTTGCCGTTATTGCACCGTCAAATGCTAGAAATCCTTAATATCCGTGACGCAGACAAGATTGTGCCTACGGATGATGACATGAAGCCTACAGATCCTGTCAGCGAGAACATGAACATCATAAATGGCAAGCCTGTTAAGGCATTTGCTTATCAAGATCATGAAGCTCACATACAAACGCACATGGCTATGGCGCAAGACCCCAAAGTCTTGGAAGTTATGGGTAAAAGCCCTAACGCTAAAAAGGCTATGGCAGAGCTTTCCGCTCACGTTCAAGAGCACTTGGCGTTTAAATACAGAGCGGATGTTGAAAAAGAACTTGGGTTTGAGCTTCCACCACCAGGAGATGCTTTACCTGAAGATATTGAATTCAGAATATCTCAGCTTGCAAGCATGGCTGCTGAACAACTTAAAGGTAAAAACCAGCAAGAGGCTCAGCAGAAGAAGGCTCAAGAGCAAGCTAAAGATCCTCTTGTCCAAATGCAGCAGAAAGAGTTGCAGATTAAAGAGATGGCTGCCCAATCTAAGGTTCAAGCAGATCAAGCTAAGCTTCAGTTAGAAGGACAAAAGCTAATGGCTAAGGCTCAGCTTGATAAGCAGCGTCTTGATCAACAAATGCAGATAGAGCAAGGCAGACTTGGTGCTCGTATCTCTGAAACGAACACACAACAAGAACTTGAAGATCGACGTATCGCTTCAAAAGAACAACTTGATGGTATGAAGATTGGCGTTGAGATCGCTAAGGAGTTAATGGGTGACTAACATCCATGACAACGTATTTGATCACTTAAAAAATGCGATTAGATCTCAAATGAATGAATATGCTGACCACGTTAGCGGTGGTGGCTGCAAAGATTACGGCGAATATGCCAAAATTTGCGGCATTATCGAGGGTTTAGCACTAGCAGAACGTGAGATTTTAGACCTCAAACAGAGGGCTGAATCGACGTAATTCGCCGCAAAAGCGGTGCAAGCGACTCTGGACGTTAATTTCCAGTGCTGAAGGAACACTAATGTCTGAAGCATTAGCAAATAACGAGACACCTGAAGAGGATGATTCTCGCAAGGCAAAGCAGTTGCCTACCCCCAAAGGGTTTAAGCTGTTGATCGCTCTACCAGAGCCTGATGAATTGACGGAAGGTGGCATACTAAAGGCACATACGACAATTCGTGATGAGGAAGTAGGGTCTATTGTTGGCATGGTTCTCGAAATGGGAGCTGGTGCTTACAATGACCCTAAGCGATTTCCTGATGGCCCTTATTGCCAGAAAGGTGATTGGATTCTAATGAGGTCTTACTCAGGCACTAGATTTAAAGTGCATGGTAAAGAATTTCGTTTAATTAATGATGACTCCGTTGAGGCTGTTGTCGAAGATCCAAGAGGCATCGTTAAGGTATGAGTGAAGCAGAAGATACTGACGTAGGTCAGCAGCACAGTGCCGAAGAGAAATTCTTTGGTGTCCGCACCCAGATCGGCAAAAAGTCCTCTGAAAGTCAAGACTCAGACATTGAGCTTGAGGTTATTGACGATAGAGGCGAAGAAGATCGCAGGGCTCCTAGATCGGAAGAGGCTTCTGAAACAGAAGACGATGACGAACTAAGCGGCTATAGCGATAAAGTTCAGAAAAGAATTAACAAACTACGATACGAGCAGCATGAAGAGCGTCGTCAGCGGGAAGCCGCAGAAAGAATGCGCGAAGAAGCTGTTCGTATTGCTCAACAGCTTTCAGCGAAGAATAAAGAATATGAATCTTTAATCAATCGTGGTGAAGGTGCATTAGTTGCTCAGATAAAACAAAGAGCAGAACTCTCTTTGCAGCAAGCAAGAAGCAATTATAAGAAAGCTTACGAGGAAGGCGACACTGATAATGTCGTTAACGCTCAAGAAGATCTTATGAGAGCGCAAGCTGAAGTTGGTGAGGCAGAGCGTCACTCTCAACAGCTTTCATCGCAACAAGTTCAAAGAGAGCAGTACGAACAACAGATGTATCAGCAGCAAATTGCTGAGCAGTCAGTTCAACATGTTGCTCAACAGCAACAGCAGCAGCAACCACAAGTAGATCCAGAGGCTCAGCAGTGGGCATCTAAGAACGCTTGGTTTATGCAAGACGGGTTTGAAGAAATGACCAGTCTGGCGTATGGTGCTCATGCAGGTTTAATAAAAAGAGGAATTCAGCCTAACTCTCAGGAGTATTTTAGGCAGATTGATTCTCGTTTAAGACAAGCATTTCCAGAACATGATTGGGAGGATAATAGCGACACATATAGCCGTGGCGCGCCCGTGACTCACAATCAGCCCTCGTCGGTGGTAGCACCCTCCTCACGGAGTAATGGTGCTAAACCGCGCAAAGTACGGTTGACGGCTACCCAATTATCTCTCGCCAAGAGATTGGGTTTAACCCCAGAACAGTATGCGAGGCAACTCGCCAAGGAGTCTTCGTAATGACTGATGAGCGCACACCAAGAAAAAGCAACTCTAGAGAAGTTGATGCAAGACCGACAGATTCGTGGAGTCCTGCTTCTATTCTTCCAGATCCTGATCCACAAGATGGATGGGTATTTAGATGGGTAAGAACCAGTATTCTAGGAGAGTCAGATAACACTCATACATCTAAGATGTTTAGAGAAGGTTGGCAGCCTGTAAGGGCAGACGATCATCCTGAACTGATGTTGCAGTCAGATATAGGCTCTCGGTTTGAAGGTAACATTGAAGTTGGAGGATTGTTATTGTGCAAAGCGCCAGAAGAAAAGATGGCTGCGCGTACAAGACACTTCCAAGGTGTTGCTGAACAACAGATGAGTTCGGTTGACAACAATTATCTAAGAGAAAACGATCCTCGTATGCCAATGCTCTCTCCAGAGCGTAGCACGAGGACAACTTTTGGAAAAGGTTAACCCTAAGCAGGGGTTGGCCCTTAATTAACTAGGAGGCCTATTATGGCTATCGCTGCTACCCCCACAGGTGCAGAGCCGGTTGATACCTTGAGTGCGAGTGGCTCATTTACTGGGAAAATTCGTCATATCAAGATTGCAAGCGCATACAATACCGCCATTTTTTATGGTGATTTCGTAAAGCTTGTTGCTGCCGGAACTGTTGAAAAAGCTGCTGTAACAACTTCTGTTGCTGCTGGCACAGTTGGTATTTTTGTAGGCTGCGCTTACACAGATCCAACCACAAACCAAATGACGTTTAACCAACAATTCCCAGCATCAACTGCTGCTGCTGATATTGTGGCTTACGTTGTTGACGATCCTAAGTTGTTATTCCGTATGCAGGGTGATGAGGCTATTGCTCAAACCGGCTTAGGTAATAACATATCAGCAGTTAACACTGCGGGATCAACATCCATCGGTCGAAGCAAGAACGCCCTAGACGGC